AGTAAAGACAGGAAACTTTACTGACTAACATGGCAAAACAACAGAACAACAGGCGAAAATCCGCAACAATGCGTGCAGTGAAGCGCATGATAAATACACACTTGGAGCATAAAAGGTTTGCACTGATCAACTCAGGGAACACCAATGCAACTGCTGGTACAGTACAAAATCTGTCCAACGGTATAATCCAAGGAGATGATATCAACCAGAGAAGTGGTGATCAAGTGCGTATAGTTTCACATAAACTTCACGTACGAGGCACTGCCATCACCGTCAGCCAGACCTTTAGATTTATCTGGTTTCGTGATAACATGAACCGTGGGACCACTCCCACAGTTCTTGAGGTGTTGAACACTGCGAATTTCATGTCGCAGTATAACCCAATCACGTTGCAGCAAAAGAGATTTACAATACTCAAGGATGTAACTCTCAATTGTTCGCTGACAGGGGAGAGCATTAAAGATCGGATAATTAACCTTCCAGGACAACTGGTGAACTATAATGGAGCGACGGCTGTAGCAGCCTCCAATGGTCCCGGCGCAATATTTATGTTGCAGATTGGCGACTCCTTGGTTGGTCTGTGGGACTCCTCTTATGAGGCTGTGTACACAGATGCATAATCCCAGAGGTTCACAATGTTAGTGATGGGGCGCTGAAAGATGCGTAGCTACCCTTCTGGAGCCACTTCCTGGTGGTAAGCAGAAATCCAAGGGTACGGTGGTACGGTGGAAAGCAGTCCCAGCTCTGCATTGGGAACCGGCTTACACCCAGCTTAGGGCTAAAGTGTACTACTTGCTCATTTGTAGTCTAAATGAGACGTTGGCCTCGACGTGTCGAGGTGGCCTAAGGGATTGGAACCCCTGATGGTCGTAGTCGAATTTCCCGTGTTTCATTCCGAGTCTCTTGGTCATAATGCCATTAGTAGGTCTAGCACTCAACGTAACTTCAAAGATATCCTCCTTGCAACAAGAATATGTGCGCCGTCTGTGTTTAAAGCGGTATATTAAGTGCGCCGGCATATCGTTGTTTGGACCAGGGCCCCACGCCGGTTGGTACCCGGGTGGCTTCCCCTCGTTCACAGGGCTTTAGGAGATGATAAGGTATAGTTATTAGACAAATGCGGACAAACCTGAAAAGCTCGCTAGTGGTGGGCTGGCCAAGCGAAGAACCTCATCCAGGTATAGTTCTACATGGGAAATTTGGTACCATCCAAACTTCTATGAAGTCCTCGACTACCCC